ATTATTTTCTAAAATTTTTGAAACAAGACTTACTTCATTCGAAGATCAACTATCTAAATTTGAAACAATATAATTATGAGTACAAATAAAATATCAATTATACTTCCTATTAAATCAGGAAGAGCAATAGCATTTGAAGATTTTTTCAATAAATGCATCCAATCAGTTAAACACCAAAAAGATTTTTTAGAAGAATTAATAATTGTTCACGGTAATGAAGACACTTTAATCTCATTTCTTTCTTCTTATGATTTTGAAGATTTAAATGTTCGTTTAGAGTCTTGGAATGAGTCACCTAATTTTGCAAGTCAAGTTAATCACGGTGTAAAAGTTTCTAACTCAAAATGGTGTTCAATTTTAGAATTTGACGACGAATACTCAAACATTTGGTTTAAAAACGCATCTAAATATATGGATATTTATAACGATGTAGATGTTTTTCTACCAATAGTTGTTGATGTTGACGATAAGTTAGTTTTTGCGGGTTTTACAAATGAGGCCACTTTTGCCGCAAATGTTTCTTCCGAGATTGGGATTTTGACAAATGAAACTTTACAAACCTTTCAAAACTTTCAAATTTCTGGTATGGTATTTAGTAAAGATAAGTTTTTAGATATGGGTGGTTTAAAATCCAATCTTAAGTTGGTTTTTGGTTATGAATTATTTTTAAGACTTACACACAATTCTTTAAAAATAATGACTATTCCAAAAATTGGATACAAACACATGAATTTAAGAGAAGGTTCAATTTTTTGGAACTACAAAAATGGGGAAGAAAAAATGACACAGGAAGAAGCAATATTTTGGATTGAATCAGCAAAGAAAGAATATTTCTACAACAATGACAGAGAAATAAAATATGAATCTCAAGAAATTTAATGTCTGAAAATGAAACGGATTTAACTTTAGAAAAGAAAAAGAAAGGTAGAAAACCAACAACAAATAATTATTTTGATGAAAGAGAAGAAACTGCGGTAAGATCGTTTTTAGTTGCTGAAACTCAAGAAGAAAAAAATAAGATTTACAATGAGTTTTTAAAAGAGCCTTTAGATAAAATGATATCCTCAATCATAAGAAGATATAAATTGTATAGGAGAGATATGAATTTTGAAGAGGTTCATACTGACACACACTCTTTTCTTATGACCAAAATTGATAAGTTCAAGCCTTCAAAAGAAAAGAAGGCTTATTCTTATTTTGGTACAATTTGTAAGAATTATCTTATGGGTCAAATCATGAAAGACCAAAAAGAAATGAATCGAAAAATTTCTTATGAAGACATATCTTATGATTTGTCAAATAGGCCTGATTTTTCTTACACTATAGATGAAGACGATATGACCTCAGAAATTATAATAAAAAAATTTTTAGAAAAATTAAAAGTAGACTTAGACGAATCTATCATTAATGAAGACGAAAAAAAATTAGGATCCGCAATTTACGACTTATTTGAAAATTACAGTTTAATTTTTCCTGACAGTAATAACAACAAGTTTAATAAAAACATAATACTTTTTGAACTTCGTGAAATGACGAATCTTTCAACAAAAGAAATTAGGATATCAATCAAAAAGTTTAAAAAGTTGTATTTTGATTTAGTCCAAGAAATATTAAAAGACTAATATTTATAGGTATGCCAAGACCAACAAAAAAAGAAATTAATCTAAGTAAAGAGTCAATGTTATCTCTAATGCAAGAGATTTATAATGAACTTGTTGAGCAAAGAAATACCGCAATAAGAATTCAAAATAAAATGTTGACAATGATGAAAGAACCTGAGGATATGACACTTATTGGTCCTGTAATCGAAAAACAACAAAAAATTATTAACGACTGTGTTGAAAAAAAATTAACTCTGTCTAAATTGCAGTCGAGTATTTGGCAAAAAAGTAGTGAAAAAGAACAAGATTTTACTTTATCTGATTTGGATATTAATGATGAGACATTTCAAAATTTACTAAAAAAGGATGTAGAAAGCGATGGTAAATATAAAATGACAAAATAATTTTTTATGGCCATAGATGTAAACAAGGATGTACAGGACATTTCAAAAACCATAACTGGTTACCAACAATATAAAGAATTCAAACAAAGTTATGACGAATTAAAAAAAATTGGAGGAACCTCATTTGAGGAAGACAAAAAGAAAATTGTTAAACAGTTAGATAAGTACAATAGAAAGAAAAATAAACAAGATAATACTTGTACTCCATTCTTAGAACATTTAGTAAAACAACTACAAAAATTAAAAGGATCAGGATTAGACACTGACAAATTTGTAAAAAAAATATATTTAGATTCTTTAAAAGAAACAAAAAAAGGAATTCCTGAGTTATTAGTGGAGTTAACTAAAGAATTTTTAAACTGCGGTGAAAATCAAGCCTACAATTTTAATACATCATTTTATATACCTGTTTCCGAAATTGATCTTTTTGGTGTCCTACAAACATCACCAACAGACAGAATAGGTAAATTTTTTTATGAGCAAAAACCTGAGGATTTTCAACTATATTCATCAGATCCAACTAATGAACCATTTTCTATGAATAGGGAGTTGTATAAAAGAACTCAAAATTTAAATCAATCGTTTTCATCCACTGCCGGTAGTAACTATATCGGTACATCATTACAAAATTTAATTGATATAACATATGTTGAAACTTATGTTGATCCTATAACTGTCCAACCAATACAAGGTAGTTTTTTTAAAATTGATTTAAAACCAAGACAAACATTCCCAACCGTTGACGAATTTTTAAATGATTATTATTCGTCTATTAATGTTTTAGAAATTAAAACATTATTCACATATTTAGTCGATTTAACAACTGGTGCAATTTCTTTTGCTCAAAATGAGGGAAAATCCAAATTAGATTCGTTACAAAAAGTTATGGCAATAAACAAAAGAATTTCTTGTTTATGTTCCGACACAAAAAAAGAAATTTCAGTAAATAGTAACGCTAAAATTTCCGAAATTGATAATACCACAGATTCTTTTTTTGAATTAACCGATGTTGAATTAAGAATTATTGAACAAAACATATCAAATATAAAAAAAGGAGTTATTGAATTTGAGGATTGTGATAATGTACAAGTTCCTTTAAATGTTGACGCAACTTTAGTTGCTTTAGATAATTTAACTTATAATGAAGACACTAACAATCAAAATGAAATTGAAGATGCTTTGAATATTCTATACCCAACTAGTGATCAAACATTCAAACCTTCGCTAGATAAGGGATTTTTAGAACAATTCTTAAACGCTATGGCGGCATCAGTACTTTCACCAAAAACTATTTTACCATTTTTAACAATGGCATATGCGACTAATCAACCAATACCTGCCGGCGTAAATAACATTTTAAAATTTTCAAAAGATTATAGAAATTTTTACACAACATTTATCTCAAGACTTTTGGCTCAATTAACAGGAAAAGTATTCAAATATTTAACTAAAGAAATTATAAAATTAACCAAATTTATAAACTCAGATATTGTTACAGAAAAAAGAAATAAAATAACAAAAATAATTTTAGCAATAATTGCTTTAATTGGAGCGCCTCTTAACTCTATTTTGAACTTTCAGGAATGTAAGTCATGTATTGATGAATTATTAAGATTACTCAACTTGGCCGTAAATGCCTCAAGGGCAAAAATACTACAAGTTGGTGGTGAAATACCTCTACCACTTTTATTGGCATCAAAAGCATTAGCCGGATATTCTTCAACAAGAGCGTTCATGAACACTATGGAAAACCTTGAGGCAATAGGAGTACCTGTTGGTCCTATGCCGGACGGTAGTCCAAATAAATTTGTGGCGTCCATGTATGCGATTATTGAAGGTCAAGAAAGAGAAAATATCCAAAATGGAAAACTCGCAGCTGGTGTTCCACCATTAACAGTATTACCAATAGGGTTAACAATACCAGCAAGTGCATATGGAAAATCATTTTGATTTAGATAAGAAAAGAGTCCAAGCGGAGGAAATCTTAAAGATTATTAAAGATTATAAAGAAAAATCCAATAAGGATTTACATACAGCTATGGAGTTTATTAATGAAGACTTTAAAGTTACAAAAGAATCTATAATTAAATTAACGCACCATTTAGACTCGTTAGAAAATACTTATAATTTAATACATAAAGAATATACCGAAAGGATTAAATCAAAATGAGTGAATTAAAAGTAATATTTCAAGGATATGTGATTAACAATCAAGATCCTTTGATGTTGGGTCGTATTAGAGCGGTACCAATTGAAGAAACTGAATCCGCTCTTTTACCTGATAATTGGAACCCTGAAAAAGATATATGGACTGAAAGAGATCCATTAATTTATTTACCGTTACTTCCATACTATTTGAGTCAAGTACCAAAAGAAAACGAATATATTCATATATTCTATTACAACACAAGTCAAGTTGTAGACAATACTAAATTTTACATTCAAGGGCCAATTACAAGACCACAAAATAATGGTTTTGAAAACTGGCACAATTCAGAATCAATGTTAGCTAGTGGTACATTCTTAAAACAGGCAAATAATATTAAAGACCCTTTAAGTTTTGAAATTAAAGGTCAGGCTAATGGAATTTACCCGGAACCAGGGGATAACTCTTTATTGGGTAGAGGTACCGCAGATGTTATTGTAAAAGAAGATGAGATTTTAATAAGGGCAGGAAAAAACATCAAAACTCAAACCGCAGGATTTAATTTACCAAACCCAAGGCAAAACAGAAGTTTTCTTCAGTTATCAAGTTTTTCTTTAGAAAGAAAAAAGTTAGATGATTTAAAAAAAACTTTATTCTCATCAAAATCTCAATTAGTTAAAAAATTAATTGAGTGGGAGATTACAAATGAATTCCAAACTACAGGACCAACTCCAAATGGTGGGGTAACAGCCACAACAGTATATAACGGAAATATTAAATTATATTCTTTATTACCTAAAGATCAGACCAAATCTACGGAGATTAATATGAACACCCCTTTGGACGCTTATAAAAGTGGTCCTGAATATACTTTAGAATTTACAAGTAAAACAAAAGATGATAGTATTAAATTAATTAATCAATTCATTGGTGGAGTCAATAAAGGTAAAATCACTATTGAGGGTTATACCCAATACCCTTTTGAAAATGACACAAAATTAGAAAAACAATTTCCATTTTATTTTAGACCTACCTATAATAATATAAGCAAACTTTCGTCAACGGCAGCCACAGAATATAATATGGTAAATGACTTCTTTAAGAAAGTTAAATTATTACCATCAGATAGACAATTTGGAAGTGCGTTAGTTTGGGCTCAAAATGTTATTGGACAACAATTAGTAAAAGAAACAATAACACTAAAACAGATTGTTTATAATCAAAAACCTGTAACTTACGGAACTATGGCTGGTGATTTTTTATACCTATTATCTCACAAAACGGACATTCCATCTAAGTCAAAAATTAATTTATTACCAAGAGATACTTTATATGGGATTACCCAAGATTATTTTGTAAACAATGTGTTACCAAATACTGATCCTATGGTAAGAGGTAATGAATTAATGAAACTTCTTAAGTTGATTGTAAAGTTTTTAAGATCTCATGTACATAACCCAAATGAAGCCCCAATACCTATTGGAACAGATGGTACAAGTATAGATAATATTCAAAAAATACTCGATGATGCGGACAATTCAATTTTAAATCAAAATATTAGAATTAATTGATATTTATTAAATAAAAGTGAATGTCAATTAATAACTCTTATTTTAATAGAAATAACACAATCATTTACCAAGATTATGCAAATACAGGAAGAAATCCCGTTATGCAACTATTTTATGGTGATGGAGGTATTTCCAATCCCATAGGTTATTCAAGATTTATCTTTGATTTAGACTTAACTTTTTTAAAAGAAAAAGTTGCTGAAGGCATTATTTCTTTGAATTGTGGTGTTAGTGGAATGAATCATAAGTTAAAGATGACAAATACCTCAACATTCAATCAAGATTTGTTAAATACATCAATGCCAGATGGAAGTTTAAGGGCAACTTCGTTTGATCTTATTCTTTTTAGAATTCCTCAATTTGATTTTGACCCAAATCAACCACAATATTGGGATGAAGGTGTTGGTTATGATTTTTCAGATTATGGAGACCCATTTGAATTTAATAAAGCTTATTCAGACAGACCTTCAAATTGGTATCAAACAACAACAATTAAAAATTGGCAAGTCCCTGGTATATACAATAATGAAAATTTGGGCCCTGTTCCCTATTCGGCAATTACAATAGTTGACATTCAACATTTTGAATTTGGTAATGAAAATATTGAATTTGATATGACAAATGAAATCAATCAAATTCTTAGTGGATCTTTTATTAACCCCGCTGGATGGGGTATTGCATATCTTCCTCAGGTTGAGAATTTAATTGGCACAACAGGAACATACTCAGTAGGATTTTTTACACGACATACTCAAACATTTTATGAGCCTTACCTGTTAACAACATATGATGATTTAATCGAAGACGATAGAAATAATTTTACTTTAGGTAAATCTAACAAATTATATCTATACATCTATGAAGATGGGGATTTTCAAAACTTGGATCAAAATCCTACAGTTACAATTTCTGATTCATCAGGTACCCCAATTGTGGGACTTCAAAACCTACCATCATGTTTAAGAACAAAAGGTGTATATGAAATTACATTACCCCCACTTACAGGTTATAAAACTCCCTGTATGTTTACGGACACATGGTCAAATTTAATATTAAATGGTTTTACATTACCAAACCAAATAAATGAATTTACGGTATACCCTATTAAAAAATCCATACAAATTGGAACAAATACAAACGATCCTTTTCAATACGGATTTAGTTATTACGGATTAAAACAAAATGAACAAATATTAAACACCGAATTAAGAAAAGTTGGTGTAATAATCAAACAAGCTTATACAACAAACAAACAGTTACCAAATATTAATGGCCAATATAGAGTTTATGTTAAGGAAGGCACAACAGAGGTAATTGTTCAAGATTGGACAAAGTTAAATAGAACGCCTAATGAGTACTATTTTATCTTCGATACAAGAGATAAAATACCTAACGAATATTTTGTTGACATCAAAGTAACTACATCAGGACAGGTTAATGTTTATAAACAACAAATTAATTTCATGATTGTTAATCAGAAAGTTGAATAAGATAGTATTTATAAAGAAAAAGATATGCCAAATTATATTATAAATGAATGTATAACTAATGATGTATACATTCTTTCTGCAGTAACATTAACTTCGGGAGCCACAGTAGAGTTCGGTATTAGCGAGACTCCATTTTGTGGTACTGTTGGGGCAGTAACATTGAGTGCTGAAACTCTAAATATAAACTTTGTTAAACTATATGACGATTGTTGTGCGTGTTTAGAAGGTGATGGTAGAGAGTCATTAAATTTTCATTTTATACGATGTGGTACAGATGAAGATATTTCTATAGAAGCAACTAACTTTTGTAGTGAATATGGTGTTCCTACAACAGGTCTTACTTATGAAATACAATTTAGTTCTGGAACACCATTTTGTGCTACTTTTGAGGGATTAAGTGATTCAGGAACAACAAATTATTTTTACGTTTCAGGATCCTTTTCGGGTTGCGAAGATTGTGAAGAAGTACCGCCGACACCAACCCCTACACCTACAGTAACACCAACAAACACACCAAGTGTTACCCCAACTAAAACGGTTACCCCAACGGTTACCCCAACAAAAACGGTAACACCAACAGTAACACCAACAAATACACCTACACCATCTTTTACACCTAATTACACATATTCTTCAGGTACTGAATATGTTGATTGTGTTATTTGTGACACTGTGGCAACAACTGTCAATGTACCACACCCTGTGGCAGTTAATAACCAAGGAAATGCAGTTGTTCAACTTGGAGCGGTTACTTTAGGTGGACCTAACGGATTAAATAATTAATAATATGAGAAATTTAGATTCAATTATAAGGAAAGTAATTAGAGAGACTCACGAAGAAAACTCTCAGAGATATATGTTTTTTTCTAATTTAGAACAAATGAGAAGACAATGTGATATATTATTAGATATGGACCACGATATGATTGAGTCTATATTAGATAATGGACATGATTGGGCTCAAGACCATATTTCTGAATCTAAAAATAATATGGATCAGGTATTTGATTTCTTAATGAATGAATCAAAAAAAGACGGTATGGAAATGTCTATGAATATGGATAATGAAGATATGGTCATGGCAGAAAGTAAGAAAAAAACAGGAACCCCACTTTGTGCTCGTGGTAAAGCATCTGCCAAATCTAAATACGATGTTTATCCTTCGGCATATGCTAATGGACATGCTGTTCAAGTATGTAAAGGTAAAATCAAAGGTCTTGACGGTAAAAAACACTGTTCAGGAGCTTATTGTTAATTTTTTTAAAATTTTTTTTTTATTCAAATAATTTATATATATTTGTACAAACAAACAATATATAGATATGAAAAACAAAATAAAAAGATTCTTAAGTAGATTAAAACTTAAATTTTATATTTGGTCAAAAAAATCTTCAAATATTATACCAACTTATCAAAATGAAATCCTATCATATGAAAAGACGTGTTTTAAAATATGTCTTAAAATAATTCAACATAAAGATACGGAATTTATGATTGCCCCAATGTCTGATAAACGTTATCTTAAAAATGACGATATGAAAATTTTCATAACAATGACAGATCATAGAGTTGAGATCACTAATCACGTTTATAATTATAATGTTAAACTACATGATAGGGATTGGGAAAGATTAACATATATTTTTGATCTTGAGGCAGATAAGAGAAGACTTAATTATGAGGGTGAGGTTAATTCACAAATCACTAACTCTCTACACAATATCTTAGACCGAGTTTCTAATTTCGATTAAAATATTATTAACTAAGGAATCTACGGATTCCTTTTTTGTTTTATATGATGTCATTATTGGTTTTTGACCTTTTCCTGTTTGAGTATCTTTTTTCTCAGCGGTTCTTTTTTGTTGACATGCAGATTTTTTTTGTGAATCACTCATTTTACCAGCAACTCCAGCCGCCCTACATTTAGGATATGAACCTTTAGAAGTATCTTGTCGTCCACAGGGAGGGTGTTTACCGTCAACTTTACTACAAATGTTAACCCAAGGACCTTTTGGTTGAGAAGACCCCTTAGGTTTCTTCTTTTTACCAAACCAAACGGCAAGATCCTCATTTAATATTCCATTATCTGAAACCTCAACCCATTCATTAAATGGTACCTTTTCTGTGAATGGTTCCATTTTTTCTTTAAAACTTGGCAAACCTTCCTTAGACATAAATGGATTAACCACATTACCATCATCATCTGAAAATGTTGATGAAGGATGTTTTTTAATATAATTTGTAATTTTTTTTGCGGTGGATTCTATTTTTTTTATCTGATCCAATCTTTCATCCATAGATCCATCATAACTATCATACGCCAAAAGTGGGCTATCATATTTAGAAACAGATTTTGTATAAGGACCTAATGAAGTTCCACTCCATGGTCTAAGTCCTGGTTGCATTGGTAATATATAAGTACCTCTAGATCCACTACTGTCTCCGGTAGCTTCTCTAATTATATTTTTTATGATTCTATCTAAATTTTTCATTTGATTATATTTTATAAATATCTTATTATTATGAATATGGAACAGGAAAATACAAACTATGGTAATTTATTTGGGACTATCGATCTACTAAGTGAAGAACACCTTGAAATAATACTATCAACGATGGATAATGATCACTCACTTTTTTATTTAATTGAGTCAGTTAAATCCGCTCATCAAAAAGGTTGTTATAGTATTGGTGAAACTGAAGTTATTTCTAAAGCAATTAGAACTTTATTAAAATAATTTATTTGATTTTTTAATATTATCAACACCCCACATAGGTTGTAAATTATCTAATGACCAACATTTCATAAATTCACTATCTCCCATTTCTTGAATATTATAATGAGTTATTGGTAATTTATGGTCCACATGCCAATCACCGTAGTTATCCCAAGACATTTTATCTGTAAATTTATTTTCTAAATGTGATATTAGTTGTTCAGGTGTGTATTGTAGGATATCAAAATAGTGTTTGTTTTTTTCAACATTACTTTCTTTTAATACCTGATATATTGCGGTTCTGAAATTACTGATTAGTTTATAGAGGGGGTCTCTCGATTTACGATTTCTTTCGTAATCTCGTTTGGTTTTTCTAATGTTATCTATATTTTTTTTACGGTATTCTTTAAGATATTCTTTACGATGTTCTTTGTTTTGTTCATACCAACTCTTAACATATTCTTTTACCGATTCTTTATTTTTTTCTCTCCATTTTTTATCAGAAATTTTTTTACCACCAATATTTCTTCTACCTGATGAACCAAGAATAATACCATTACTTCTTAATGTATTTAAAACAATTGTTTTATGTATTTTTAATTTTTCGCTAATAGTGGGGGAACCCAATAAATCTTCAGTATATAATTTTATAATTTCACTTATTTGTGACTCTGTTAATTCTATTTTTTTCATATACATATAAATATAACCTATTTGACCAAAAAACATATAGTTAATGTGGGGCATAAAAAAAGGGACAATAAATTGTCCCTTTTAGTGTTATTCTTTAAGATTTTGATTATCTCAATTCTCTTAAATCGAATGTTCTAACACCATCTACAGTAATTCTTCCGTAAAACCGGTTATTTACCATCTTTTTTGCGTATCTCGTCATTATTCCTTTGATCGGAGTAAAGTTGAACGGATTGTACATTGTAGGTGTTAATTGTAGAGGTACATACGGTGCGTAGATGTAACCTGTGTCTAACAATGATGTTCCTTTGTGTCCAATCAAAACTTGGTTTGCTGGGAAGTAAGGATCACGATAAACTTGGTATCTACCTGATAATGTACCAACTCTTTCAATACCCATATTGTACTGATCTTGGTCAGGAGCCGCGTTAGATACATGGAAGTATTCTAAATCGTCAAAGATTGCAGAAACCTCAGATGAAACAACGATCCAGTTAGCACCACCACGAAGAGTTGACTTGTGGATTTGTGCCGACAATTGATTGATTGCTGTAATCAAAGTTTGGTTCCAATCTTTCTGAGTGTAAGATGTTGTTTGAGAAATTCTTCTCCATCCGTTGTAATCCCATCGTAATTGCCAAGCCGCTCCTTTTCTCAAGTCACGAAGGATCTCACGATCGATCTCAGCTGCTACTTGCTCAGATAACAATGCAGTTAACTCAGCTTCAGCGTCAATGTTATGGAATGCCGCAACATCTTGAGCTAATTCAGGAGACCATTGTGCTCTTAGTTTTCTTTCTGTAACAGAAACTGTTACTGACTCAAGGTCAAAAGAAACCTCACCAATTTGATCTTCAAACTCAAGGTTAGCATATCTTCTATACCAAGCGATGAATGAAGTACCAGAAGTACCTGAGTAGATTGTAGTACCTGTGTATCCGTCAAGTGATGTTGCATCACAATCAGCACATACAGGACAAGATAAATCTACCTCTAAGTAAATACATCCGTTATTATCACAGATATCGTTATAGTTACCACCGTTACCACCGTTAGTTGGGTCGTTAGGGTATGTACCATTGTTGTTAAATACTGTGTTTGTGTTTTGTCCGTAAGCAACGATACCTTTACCATATATTTGAGTTACAACTCTAAATAATAAAGGAACAAAAACTGTTAGACCTCCTGTAGTTGCAGTTAATACATTACATGGTGTTGTATTCGCAGAAATAATTGAAGTTCCGTAGATTCTTAAGTCAGAAAGGAAAGATTCAGTATCCATTTCGTTACCGTCTGGTCCGATAAGTTTTCCTGCTCCTGAGTTGTTAAATCCACAAAGTTTCATAACAACTTTTCTTGTGTTTCCTGAGTACGCTGTTAAAGGTGCGTCAACTAAGCTACTACCAGACCATACTTGTACAGCTGTGTTAGCGGTAACTGCAGTCCATTTACCTTTAGAGTAATCAAACAATCCTGGAGGATCTAAACCTGCCTCATTTCCTTCGTAGAATAAATCGTAAAGATCTTTTTTGTAAGGATAGTTAGGTGCGGTACCTCCTGGGTATCCAGCGTTTGTGTCAGTTGGCCCATTAGGTGCTCCGTAAGGTGCTTGGTGTACTCCACCTGCATCTGCTACTCCTGTTTGAGGGTAACCATTAGCGTCATAAGATGATGCGTTTTGGTATCCTTGAATACGAGGTACAAAGAAGAACAATTTACCGATAGGTAAGTTCATTGCTTGTACAGATACGATGTCGTTAGCCAACAATTTAGAGAATACTCTTCTCACGATAGGGAAGACAACAGTTTCGAATGCTCCGTTAGAAGATCCGTCAGAAGTTGCTTCGTTTATAAGGTGTGACGCTTGATTCTCATATAATTGTGCCACATTTTCTTTTAAGTGACCTTTTAGACCTTCTAAGAAGCCTAACTTGTCCCATTTGTTAATTGTGTCTTCTTTGATAACTTTAAGGTGTTTTAACCCAATATTACCAACAAGACCTGATTCTAATAATGCTCCCATTTTTTTGGTTTTTTATTTTTTTTAGTTTATTTTTATTTATAATTTACTCATTAAATCTTTCATTCTTAAGAATTGAGGATTTTCGTAAGTTTTTGATTCAATCAAATTAGCTGCTGAACCTGACTCAACAGATCTATTAACAGTTCTTTCAATTGATTCGGTTATTTTTTGTTCTGATGAAGAACCACCTGAATTTAATTCAGATTTTATAGCTCTGTACAGACTTTTTGATTCTTTCAAAGATTCAACATTATCAAATCTTCTAAGAACATTTATTTTTTCTTGTTTTGTCGTTGAGTGTTCGGTGAACAATCGTGTTGCGTAAGCTAGATTTGAATTGAAAACAGCAACCTCATTCAATTTAATTCTAAAAATATCAAGAGCTTTTTTGTATTCTTCATTTTTCTCTCTTAACAATTGAACTTCTTGGTTTGTACTTTCGGAAATTTTGAATGGATTATATTCAAAATTTCTGTTGTTTGTTCTCGCTTTTCTCAAGCCACGACTACCATCTTTAGATCCATTACCATAAGTTCTTGACGCTTCTTTGGTCTCAACTTTTTTCATAGATCCTTTTTCCATGTTTTCACCTTCTTTATATTCAAACTTGGCTTTCCCTGTTCCCATCGCTTTTGTACCTTTACCGAAAGCTTCTTTTCTTTTTTGATCAAATCCGCCGCCCATATTAGGTTTTTTGTCGTATGCGAATTTAGGTCCTTTACCAATTCCGACTCCTTTTGCTTTAAGTGTTTTTTTGATAGCTTCCATTACTGTGTCCAAATCCACTGAATCTGATTCCATGTCTTCTTCCATTTCATAGTTATGTTCGTTTCCGTCATGCATTTCTTCCATTTCATAGTCTTTGTAATGTCCGTCAACATCACCCATTTTATGACCATTACTTCTTTTAAAATCATGTTTGTTTCCGCCATACATTTCTTCCATTTCAGGATCAACACCTTCTGCCATGTCATCTTCATAGTCTCTTTGTCTACGAGATCTGAATATATCTTCCATGTCATCTCCCATGTTATCTTCCATACGAGATCTTAGTCTATCTCTCATAGGTGTTTCAAATCTACCTTTATGAGATCTGATTGCATCTCTCACAGGAGTTTCAAATCCCATTTCATCTTCGTCTTCTATTGAAAAATCATCATCATCATCGTCTTCTAATGAGAAATCATCATCGTCCTCATCATCCATTTCAATTTCATAGATAGCACCTTCCATGGTCTCATCGGCATATGGACCAGTATACAATTCATCATATTCCGATAATCCATCATAGGATGAGTCATTTGTTTCCATACCAAGTTCAGATTCACCTAAATGTATCATGTACTCGTCTTCGCCATCTTTAAGGTGAATGTTTCCACCTTCTTTTTTTACGATAATTCCATCTTCATCTCCCATCGCTTTAAAAACTCTAAGAACTTCAGAATCAGATGCGTCTGTCATGTCAATGGTTTCATCATCCATTTCATCGTCCTCGTCATCCATTTCATCGTCCTCGTCATCCATTTCATCGTCATCCATAGCCATTTCGTCGTCTTCTATGTCGAATTCATCATCTTCCATTTCATCGTCGTCGTCCATTGCCATTTCGTCGTCTTCCATATCTGTTTCTTCAGCGTCTGGTGTTAAGGGTTCAATCTCATCTTCATCTTGTTCTCTAAGAGATTCTTTTACCAATTGTTTGATTTCTTCACTCATCGTTGACTGAAGTATTCCTTTTGCGTTTTCTTGAAGTGTCTCCTCCAAATTCTTGATTTGGAAAAGAGCGTCTTCCACTACATTTTTGTTATAACTCATAATTTTTTTAATTAGTTTTCTAATAAATATTCACTTTTTTAAAAAAAATTCGTATTGCGACAATTTTAAACAAAAAAAAAGGGAAAAGAATTTTTTGTTCCTTTCCCTTTCTATTTAATTTTTTGAGTTTTAATTTTCTATAACCTCATCAATTTTTGATTCGACGATTGAAGTGATCCTCCAATCCATAGAATAATTTTCATAAACTTTTGTGACTTTTGCCTCTACATCAGTCGGTGAATAACCTTTTACAAGTTTTTCTTCTCTAATTTTTTTAACTTTACCTGTATTCTCATCAGGCATGTCAGTTGTGATTTTTGCGATAAAATACTTTTCTTCCATAATTTTTTTATTTATCTAAATAATCGGATAATCTATTCATTAAGTCAAGCGATTTTGATCCAGTTGCTCCAATATGTCTATCAGCATTCATTTTTTTCTCCTCATCAAGATTATCCTCAAAACCCAATCTTTCGTTTGGTTCTTTAAAAAGATAAGCCCCTGGCGTTGACGGAGATGATACTAAGTCAAAACAAATTAATTCAAAATCATCTTGTACTTCGTTTTGTTCCCCAACTTTTTTAAGTGATCCAACACCACGAGAAGATATACCCAATGTCACACCTTGTCTTAAATAGTTTGCTGCCAAATCTCCTTTTGTTGATACAATACCTCTTTCGTGAAAACCAGGACTTGTAAGTAATTTTAATTTACCTAACAATACAGGACCTTCCCACCATATATCGGTGATAGCGTGAGATACTCTATCTAAATCTATTAGAGATGATTCAGGGTGGTTTAACTCAGAAAGGGCGGTTCCTTTTTGTATTAGTTTTTTATAGTTCTCGGATTCTCTTTTAAGAATCTTTTCAGGATAAATTCTTCCGTTTCTGTTAGGAGTATTATATTTCTGTAATACGGCATAAAATTCAAATGGTTTTGAATGGTCCAACATATCTCGATTTTCTCTAATCATAGATAAATTTCTTCTTTCATTTGGGTCTATATACCCTGCATCGTACTCAACAAGAATTCCACGGCCAGAATCTCTTGGTCCTAATATTTTTAGTTCGTCCATCTAATATTTTTATATATAAATACTAAATAGTTTCCGTTTCTTTTTTAACAGGCTTTTGATTTCCAATTTTTGTCAAGTAAAACTTAAAATATTTGTTTTTACTTAAAACAGCTCCATACACAGACTTAATAAGATTCTTAACTTGTTTTTTTAATTTTGGGGATTTAAAATCTAATGGTTCTATTAAAAATAAATTTATTTCTAAATTCATAAAAGATTTCTTTTTTAATTGTATGCCACTTGTTCTTAAGTCTAAGTCAACAATAAACTTTGTATCAAAAGTTTGTTTGTTTATATTTTCTAAGACTGAGTGTTTTACATTTCTTGTCATATTCAATATGACTCTATTCCAATTTTCAACCTCTTCTTTTGGTTCTACCCAAGTTTGAATATTTAAAAATATTGATTTTAAATTTGTGGCATCAATTGTACCAAATTGGGATTTGAACGATCTGTACCCGTTCAATTTTACCGTTTTTCCTTTTTTCATAAAAATTTTTCATCTCTGAACTGTTTATTTTTATATAATTGTAACGAATTATTATATTTATATCAACAACCCAAAAAATAATGCTATTAGTAGAAGTAAAAAAAGGTAATATAGAAAAGGCCATCAAGGAGCTAAAAGGGAAACTTATTAGAACAAAACAAAATGCAATTCTTTTTAATCGAAAAGAGTTTACAAAAAAATCTGTAATTAAAAGAGAAGAAAATAAAAAGGCCGTTTATATTCAGAGAATTAAATCTCAAAAGGATTAGAGTCCCTTTCTCAAGTTTTTTAACTTGAGGTAATTAATTTCTGAAAAAGACTCTGTTTGTATTTTTTCAATAACTTGATCAATCGTTTTGATTGTTTCACCGTCATTCTCATTTTCTTTTTTTCCTGAAAGTGTTTCTAACACCAACTCTTTTTCTTTATTGTAATTTTCTTGGATTTTTTCTTTTGGCGAATTTAATATAGAGTTCAATTCCTTTTTTTCACTTTCAGTTAATGACTCAATAAAATTTTCAACAGTTCTGTTTGCAATTTTAACCATAGTATTTAAAGGAACTTTAAATGTTTCTTTTTTAACTAATTTTTGTTTTTTCAAACCTTCAATTAAAACTTTTTTACTTTTAATTTTACTTTCTAAAGTCAAAATATTTGATGAAAAAAGATTGTCTATTTCTTGATATTTGTTTTTACATTGTACATGACCAATCCAAGATTTTAATTCTTTTAAACTTGATGGTTGTACTTTGTTATAAAGGTTTTCATATGCAATTATAGATTCGTAAATAAACTCGTTAGCAACAGATTCGTTTAATCCTTTGTTTTCTGATAACTCGTCATAAAGAAAAAATATTTTTGAGATGTTTTTATTTTTTAATACCAACTGCTCAAAAACAAATAAACTATCCTTAAGTTTATTTTTCTTATATGACTCAACTAAATAAGTATCAATTTTTGACTTTAACTCTCCAAATTTCATTTTTCTAATTTTCTTATAAATATCAACTTATTTTGTTTATTTCATCAATATCGGTGTCAGTTGTTTCTTCATCATATTCATCTCTGTCAATTATTTCACCCTCCCACCAATCTGGATTATCAAACCAATCCATAAACTCTTGAACATCGTTCTCATCTTCTAAGTAATTCTTAACCGTTGTTTTCCATAATTCTTTAATACTAATTGTTGCATATCTTTTTGTAATAATTTCGTAAGTGTGTAATTCAGGAATTTTAATTGGTTCAATTTCATAATTAGGATTCATTCGGTATAACGAAAAAATAAATTGTAAATCTTTGGTTTCGGCCACCATTCCAATATCATCTAAAATGTCTTTAACTATTTTTTGATTAGCCCCCGAAACTAATTCTCTTGGTCGACCATAATCTCCAATATTATTATTCATCCTTTTTAAAAGGAACCTCATGTTTTTTTCAGTAAGATTTTTGAATTTACTCATGACAATAAATACTAGTCACTTAAAAGTTTAGAAAGTTCATTTTCAATTAAACCTAAAGAACCATTCATTTTTTGAAAATCTAAAAAATCATCTTCATCAAAATCGTCTCCTGTGGTCTCTAATATTAATTTATTTTTTTCTCTTCTTACTGATTCAGGAATTGGTGGTGGTGCTCCCGCTTCAGGTCCCGGTGGTGGCGCTCCTCCAAAATCTCCTCCTTCTGGTGGTGGCGGTGCCCCTCCTTCTCCGCCTATTGCTCCTGCAGGCGCGGTTCCTCCTGTAACTGTTTTATATAACTTATCCACAGTGTCAAATATACCAGTTTTAGTGATGATTGTTGCGGTATTATCAAGTTCTGCTGAAACCGCTCTTTCCATTCTTATTTGTAATAATTCATTTTTAATTTCATCATCTGAGAAACCAAAAATATGTTTTTTGGCCCAAGTTGCTGATGTAGGTTGTATTGATTTTGCTACTTCCCCAACCATATCTTTATACAATAAAACTTTTTCTTTCCAAACATCAATCATTAATAAATCCGCTTGTTTTGACGGATTTGTAAGTTGTAATGTAAAATTTGATAATTCATCCTCAAACCCCATAAGGAATAAATGAATGATTGCTATTTTATTCATTTCCGCAATTGCAGATTTTTGAATTCTATTAATTGTTCTTGCAAAACGAATATCAAGTAATGATAAGTTTTTACCATCACCAACAACTTCTTCAAACCCTAAATATGCTTTAGGAACACGAAGTGCCGTTACTAATTTCTTTTGAATGTATTCAATATCGGCAATTTCAGATAAGTTTTGAGCTCCTGGTAAAGTATCGATTGGGTTGGCTTGTGTTGCGTCTCTAACAGGAATAAAGTAATCTTGATCTACCGCCATTTGGTTAAATCTTAAATCAACATTTCCTGTTTTTTTATCAACAACTTGGTCTCTTTTGAATTTGTTTGCAACTCTTTGTACATACGGCTCAACATCTTTGTCATCCATGTTACCAACAAAAACTTTAAATACTCTTCTTTCAGGGGCTCTTGATGTACGATAGATCAACATTGCGTCTTCAGATAAAACTAATTGTTTCCAAATACGACGAGCTTTTTCTAACATCGATGTTCCATAAGGAAGTTTTCTATCATCACCTAATAATCTAAAGTGAGCAACCTCCCAAGTATTAAATTCCGCATCTCTTGTTTTCCACGCAAATTTTAGTGCTGTTCTATTAACATTTATTGTTGCACTATAAGTTCTGGCATCTATACCTCTTTCTAATCTTTCAATCTCAATATTAGGTAACTGTAAACAACCAGTTACTCCTTTTGTTGGGTCTAATTTTAAATACACAAAGTTATCACCATACTTACACATGTTTCTTATCCACATTGGTAAATTGGTATTAATATCTAATGTATTGACAAATAAATCAACTAAAATACTTTTAATTCTTTTAGATTCTGAATAAACTTGGAGAACATAACCGTTTTGATCCGGTGTGGTTGACTCTTCTGAATATATATCAAGAGCGGTTGATATTTCGGGTGTGTATTCCATAGACTCATAGTCATAAAATGCCGCCAATCTTGTTGGTTCGTAATATATTGCCTGAGTATATAAATTATTTTCAACCTTTGCCCAATTAGTGCTCAAATAGAGAGATTGCTGATTTTGCAATTTAGCTTTCTCATATTCAGCTTTATCTTGAGTCTTTAAAATTTCTTTTTTATCTAACTTATAATCAGGTTGACCTTGACCTAATGTAGAATTAGGACCGAAAGTTGTTGCCAACCTTTGCCAAACCGTTAGATTTTGATTATTATTTTCCATATTAAAAATTTAACTATAGATATAAATATTTCAATAGTTAGTTCCCAGTAGAACCACTTACAGGTTTATTTATAAAATCAGAAGATTTAAATTGATATGGATTGGTTTTTTTTAAAAAGGTCACAGGAAAAACTTTTACGCCTGTTGTTGGTTGACCATTTACAATCATCCTTGATCCATTTGATATTCTAGCAGATACCGGTCTAATATTAAGTCCCATTTTATTATTTCATTAAACCACCAAATAACCAACCATATTTTTGATAGTCTTCTTTTGATGCGCCATTATTATTTAATCCATATCTTTCATTCATAACATTTTGATTTGGGATTACTGGGTCAAAATGAGTTTCTCTACCGACAGCTTCATTATTCACAACCGCCCAAGAGTTAATTAATGATTTTGCTTGTTCTGTTGCCTTTTCTAACTTTGAGAATGATGATTCTGCAATATAAATTGCCATGGATATGCCCATGATAAGGTCATCATGGTGCCCTTTTTGGTGGTCAGGCCTACCATTCATGTAAATGAATGTACTCATTTCGTTATATAGTCTAACACTTCTTACTTTAAATTTATGTCTAATCCATTCCTCAAACGCCGCAATAATTTGAACTCTTTTGTTATTAAAGTTAATCCCCGGTATTTTTTCTACTGATGTTTTATTGTTAGCCCAAATGTTAAACGGATCAATTCCTTCAACATAAAGATTTTTATAACCAAGTTCTTGCATTTTCCTAACAGTTGTAATTCCCATACCACCTGTGATATCGACCACAACAAACGCATTATACATCATTCCCCACTTATATGCAACTTCAGCTAAAGTATCGGGAGGAATCTTACCAACATATTCAAATACTTGTTCTCTTTCATCAAAATCAATAATCTGAATTGATGAAAAATCTTCACTATCCCCTCTAGACACATCGACACCCATAATATATTTATGACCTTCAACAGGCTCTTTCCAAAGCCAAATGGAATTACCCATAAGTTTGGTGGTTGCATCAAGTAAAGAATTATTTTTTATTTCTTCTAATTGTTTATTATCAAACACATTATCTCCAGACCCTAAAAACTCACAATTTAACTCTTGGTTAATTTTTCTTTTATCGTACTTGAGTTTTTTAACCATTTTTTCGTACCAACTTGAACATGGTTTGTACCCTTGTTTGAAAAAGTGGGACATTTCATCATAGTCTCGTTTGTAAGGATCGGTATGTGCTAATGAAATATTTTTTGATTCGTCAAAATTATCTTTATTTAATAGATAATGAACAATATCGTCCGATGGGACTAAATAAAGGTCTTTTGAATATCTTGGATCTCTATACCAATACATCTCAGAAATTTTAAATTGATTCATCCCTTTTAATGATTGATCATATATTTCATAATAAATTTGATCATATCCGTTTGGTGTAGAAACAACAATTACCTTACCACCTGTGGATAAGGATGCCATACAAGCAGGCCAAAAGTCACTATCGGCCTCAATAAACGCGGCCTCATCAAAAACAAGAATAGTTGGTGTAAATCCACGAAGTGCATCTTTTGAGGTTGCAACCGCCTTTACTTCGGACCCATTAGTTAATTTGTAGTGTCTTTGTGAATTTTTATCCACCGAAAATCCAACACCAAGCCAAGTTGGCCATTGACTAACAAACGCGCGAATCTTATTAGCCATCTCCATAGATGTGTCTAATTTGTTTGCAATAATAAGAATTTTTTCAGGTTGTGTTTTTTTGGCAAATACCAATCTTTTTGATACCCAAGCCGCGGTTACTGTTGATACCCCCGCTTGACGATATTTTAATGCAATGTTCTCTTCAAATTCCTCATAGTCTTTTAATAAAGAAACCTGATCCGGGAATAATTCCAATGGAACATATTGTGATACTGTATTGTCGTAAGTTTGTAGATATGTACGAAGTGCGTATGGGGTGTCCTGCATACATCTCACATATTCAATCATTACCTGTTCTTTAGTTAGTCCCATATGATATAAATATCAATTCAAGTTTTTTCTTGTAAAGACTACTTTTTTCCTATCGAAAACATTTTTGCTATTGGTAATTCCATAGGAGCTTCCTTTGAAAACATTGTCATTTTTTTTGGTCTACGAATAATCATAGATTTAGACTTTTTTTTTACTGCCCCAATTAGATCCTTTTTTGACATTTTTGCGTCAATATTATTGTCTACCATTTCTGAGATTTTTTTTTCTAAAAATTTTTCTAAATTTTCATTTGTTTTCTTTTTTTTGTCCTTAACGGTTTTTTCAGGGTGAATTTTTTCAGGCATTTTTTTGTAATCTTTCTTAGATGTTGAATCTGAGAATTCTTTAGCCATTTTACACCATTTACATTTTTTGTCTGAACATTTATTACAACGAGCCCAAAATAAACCTTGTTGTGCTTTTGAATCAAATTTTTCATTTATCTCACCTTCGGTTGCAAGATCTTCTTCTTTATCTATTGTTGCATCACCTAAATCATCCATTCCGTCAGGTGCTTGCACTTGATGTGGATCTTGTGATATTTCACCGGCAGTTGCATTATTTTTATCAACAGTAACATCTTCAGTAACTTCACCTTCTTTTGTTACTACAGTTACCATTCCACTTGCCTGATCATATTTTACATTACCATCTTTTACATCAACACCTGTTTGTGCCAAATCAGCTAAACTACCTTTTAATTGTGTTTGCGATGGAATTGTAACTTTTTCGAACGCTTCCTTTTCTTCAGATTTTTTGAATTTCTCAACCAAAACTTTAACTTGATTATCAGTCATTTTACCAATAACTTTTGATGATAAACCATTTTCAACCAAAAACAAAATATTTTTTTTATTTTTCATAAACAACATCCTTTTCAAATTCTAATACTATATCTCTTTCATATAGTTTGTTTTTAACACTTTCTTCGGATTCTCCAAAATTAAAAACTAATCTTTTAATTAAAGAAAAATCTTTTTCATCATTTTCTTTTTCCCACCCTAACGCAATTACTGTGTCCATTGAGTCTATAATTGAAAAAACATCTGATTCTTGAACCAAATCAAATTGTATATTTTCATTAATCAATGTTCCCACTTTTTTAATGTATTCTATGTCAGGAGGAGAAGGGTAACCATTTGCTGGTTTAGATTCCCAATTTTCACCAAAAACCTCTAAAGTGTTAGAAAAAATAAATTCATAAATGTTATCCCCTTTGTAATTAGGGCCCAAACCATTTATGTAAATTAAATGATTCATATAATTCTACCTAATTTAGTAATAGAAACTTGATTAATACCTTCTTTAAAAATTAAATTCCCCTTATTTGATATTCCTACCATTCTTACTCTTGGGTTTTTATCAATATAGTTAAGTGCGGTTTCTAATTGTTCTTTAGATTCTGCAAGTTTAACTATATTTTGTTTACTATTTTTGTGTGTAATATTTGTTTTTTTATTTTTTTCTTCTTGATAGTTTTTTTGTTCGTTTTCATTTAAAATAAAGTATTTGGAAAGGACTTTATCAACGCTTGATTCTGAAAATGTTCCATGTTCAAAACTATCTACTTCAGGATAAAAATGTCTATTTCTTCTTTCTTTATAATATTCTTCCTCTTCACCCATCTCACTTCTTAATCCTTTAGAACTTTGAGCGGCAAATGACCCCCCAAAATAATCATCAAAAGCATCATTTAAACTATCATAACCTTCAGCCATTTCAGGTTCAATAGGTGGTTCAGGAGACACTTCTTGTTCATCTTCCGTTTCGTCAAATGTCACATCTTCTTCCTCGTCTTCCCCATCTTCATCATCTTCGGTTCCTTCTAATTTATCAATAATTTGTTCAATATCTTCTTCATCTAAAACTTCAACATCAATTGCAGATAAAATAGAATTAATAATATATTTTATTTCTTTAGCACTTAATTCTTTTTCTTCTTCGTAGGATCTAATTTTTTGAGCTAATTTTCCAACAAGAATTTGAATTCTTTTAAGATCCGATACTTTTTTCTCTCTTGGTTTTTTTTCAATTTCAACCTCAGTTTCGTCTTCAACCTCATCTTCTGGCATACCCATATCATCTGCAGGTGGTTCAGTACCCATATCATCTACAGGTGGTTCAGTACCCATATCATCTGCAGATGGTTCAGTACCTCCTTCAGGGGATAACATATTAGGTGCGGGAGCCGGTATTGGATCAGTCGATGGAGCCGGTATTGGATCAGGCGCAGGAGCCGGTATTGGATCAGGCGCTGGAGGTAGAGTTTCTGTTGCAGGTTCTGCAACATTATTTTTCTTAGTCTTTAGTATGAACTTTTTTTTTTGCTCACCTATTAGTGAGATACCTTCTTCGTTTTCATGAAGTACATTAATTTCTTTAGCCATTAAATTTAGTCGTCTTAAGGCTTGTGAATACGAAGAATAGTATTTTCTTGACTTCATTTGGTTAATATAGTCAGAGTCTGACTCATTGATTGCAACTTTAATTATATAACCTTGCCTTTCCTTTTCAATACGGTATGTATTACCGTCTGCAAATTCTATACTATATTCTGTAGATTTTGTTTCGTTTACCGTTTGTGGAATATTTTCATTATAACGAGCAATTTCCATTATTCGTTTAATTTTATCCATTCCCTCAAGTTTTTCACTTCCGATAGGTTTTAATCCTGCCATGTCTTTTTTTTATTTAATGTGAATTATTTTTTTCTTAATAAATATACAGATAAATATAATTATTCTAAATCGTGGTTATTTATTGGTTCATTGATAATTTTTTATCAATAATTTCTGTAGGTAACTCGTATAATTTCTCAACATATCCGTTTCTTCTCAAAAGTTTAAATACTAAATTTTCTAAAGACATTTCACCGCCCTTTTCAAGACCACAATTTCTAAATTTTTTAAGTTTTTCCTTATATTTTTTAACCAAACTTTTAATTTCATCAGGATCCTCATCTTCAATATTATCAAAAACACCATCAATAATTCTCATCCATTGATTTGCCTTTTCCTTGAGAAGTTCTATATCAATATTTTTTTTATCAAGTTTTTTTGGTTCGTTTACCCACATATCGTACAAAACAGAATACACACCACTACTAAATGGTGTTTCAGCCTCATTTTGAACAAAACATTCAACATCGTATCCAAATAGTTTTATGTCGTGTTTGTCGTTAAATATTATTTTTTTTAAATCAAAAAATTCAATATATAATTCTTGCGAGTTGTTTGGAAATTGGTTGTAATTTACAACTATATGTAAATCTATGTCTGAAAATTTTGACCAGTTGTAATTGACTAATGAACCGATCATAACTATATCCGTTACAATTACATCAACCCCTAAAAAATCTATAAAAATATTTGTGGTTTCTAAAAGTTTCTCTCTTACTTCAGGTTTCATCATATACGATTTACCTTCCTTTTCCCAAATTTTTGGGTTTAGTTCGTCTTTTGATTCAAAACTTTTTATAATTTCTGAAGTATTCATAATGATAAATACTTTATGATTATAGTTTCTTGTATGTGTGTGTTTTAGAAATACTTTTATTAAAGAAGTTTCCTTGAGATTCTGACATTCTAAATTGAGTGTAGGTTTGATGTGGAACATCACTATACTCATATCTCACTCCGTTTTTAAACTCTGCAATCATTTTTTTTGTTAATGTATCATATTGTGTTCTAACAATATTTGAGGATTCTACTTCATTTAAAATTGTAGTTCCGTTAATTATTTCGCTTGTTATTGCCATTTGGTTTTTATAATGGGGTTATGTCATCTATATGACGAAGTTTATCCATAATATAATACTGAACTTCGGTTCCGTCAACATTAAAACCATAATCACTGATTGTTTGGTCTATTTCTTGAATCAATGGTTTAATTCTTCTGTGTAATAACATTAAATCATCTGGGTAATACGGTGGTTTTTCAATATCCTTTTGTGACCACCCTTCTCTTTGGAATACTTCTCTAATTTTAAAATAAGTTTTTTCTAACTCTTTTGTTAAATCTAAAGACTCTGCAAATTTTTTCCATCCTTCCATGGCTATAAATATATGAAAAAAAAATCCACACTAAGGTGGATTTAATTTATTTTAATATTAAGAGATTATTTTACTTCCTCAAATTCAACATTTTGGAAGTCTTCTTCAGTTATTTCGTCGTTTGGTGTTGTTTGTTCATACAACTTTTGACTTACTTCTTGGAATGTTTTATTAACTTCTTCCATCAAAGTTTTAACCTCAGAAATTTCTTTTTTAGTATGTGCTTCTCTTAACTTATCAACTTTTAAGTTAATTTCAGATTTTTCTTCTTCACTAATTTTATCCCCAAGATCCTCTAATGATTTACCAACTTGGAAAATCAAAGAATCTGCTGAATTTAATGTATCGATATCCTCTTTTAATTTTTTATCTGAATCGGCATTTATTTCCGCTTCTTGTTTCATTCTTTCAACTTCTTCTTTAGATAAACCTGAAGATGATTCAATTATAATAGATTGTACTTTATTTGTTGCGTTGTCCACCGCAGAAACATTAATAATACCATTCGCGTCAATATCAAAAGTTACCTCAATTTGTGGAGTTCCTCGTCTTGCCGGTGGAATCCCATCTAAATTAAATCTGCCGATAGATCTATTATCTTTTGACATTGTTCTTTCTCCTTGTAAGACATGAATCTCAACTATAGGTTGATTATCTACTGCCGTAGAAAATATTTCAGATTTTTTAGTTGGTATCGTTGTGTTAGAATTAATTAATTTTGTAAACACACCCCCCATAGTTTCAATACCTAACGAAAGTGGAGTCACATCAAGTAATAATACATCTGTAACATCACCCGCTAATACACCACCTTGAATTGCGGCCCCTAAAGCAACTACCTCATCAGGATTTACTCCTTTTGAAGGTTCTTTTCCAAAAAACTTTTTAACCGCTTCTTGAATCGCAGGAATACGAGTAGACCCACCAACCAAAATGATTTCATCAATATCAGATGGGGATAACTTAGCATTCTCCAAAGCCGATTTACAAGGTTTGATTGTTCTATTAACTAAAGATTGTGTTAATTGATCAAACTTAGATTTTGTAATAGTCATTACCAAGTGTTTAGGACCTGTGGAATCTGCCGTTACATAAGGAAGATTAATTTCAGTTTGTGGTGAAGAAGATAATTCGATTTTTGCTTTTTCGGCGGACTCACGAAGTCTCTGAAGTGCCATTGGGTCTTTTGAAATGTCCATTCCATTTTCTTTTTTAAATTCAGAAACTAAAAAGTCAATAAGTACTTGGTCAAAGTCGTCCCCACCTAAGTGAGTGTCCCCGTCAGTTGACAATACTTCAAATACTCCATCGCCGAGTTCCAATACAGATACATCATGAGTTCCACCACCACAGTCAAACACCACAATTTTCATATCTTTAGACATTTTATCAAATCCGTACGCTAAAGCGGCTGCGGTTGGTTCGTTTATAATTCTTTTTACTGTAAGACCTGCGATTTCACCAGCTTCTTTTGTTGCCTGTCTTTGGGCATCATTAAAATAAGCAGGAACCGTAATAACAGCTTCAGTTACAGATTGCCCTAAATAATCTTCAGCAGTCTGTTTCATTTTTTGAAGTATCGCAGCTGAGATTTCTTGTGGCGAATAAGTTCTATCATTAATTTGAACTTTTGGTGAGTTATTTTCTTTAACCAATTTATAAGGGACTTTTCTGATTTCGTTTTTAATATCATCAAAAGAACTTCCCATAAATCTTTTAATTGAGTAAATTGTTTTATCAGGATTTGTTACTGCCTGTCTTTTAGCCGGATCTCCAATTTTTCTTTCACCGTCTTTTACAAATCCTACAATAGATGGCGTGGTTCTTTTTCCTTCACTGTTAGCAATAACCACAGGATCCTTTCCTTCCATTACCGCAACACACGAATTAGTTGTCCCCAAGTCAATTCCAATTATTTTTCCCATTTTTTTATTATTTTATTTTTTATGTTTATTTTTTTTCACATTTATACCAAATATATGCCATTTCAAAAAACATGTCAATATGTCAGTATATTTTTTTTTATACTGACAAAATAACAATATTGGACTTTTGTAAATTTATTTATTAGTTTTTGAATGTAAAACAATATAAGTATGTTAGAATTTATGGATGAAGGAAATGATAAATCAAAAAAAAAGTCTGATACAGGTACACCTGTGTTAGATAATTTTAGTAAGGATTTAAACAAATTAGCTCAAGAGGGTAAGTTAGACCCTGTAATTGGTAGAAAAAAAGAAATATTGAGAATTGCTCAAATTCTATCTAGAAGAAAGAAAAATAACCCAATTATTATTGGTGAACCTGGCGCGGGTAAGACTGCAATCGTTGAGGGTCTTGCAATGATGATTCATAACGGTGAGTGTCCTAAAACTTTAATGGACAAGAGAATTGTATCGTTAGATATGAATTCGTTAGTTGCTGGAACTAAATACAGAGGTCAGTTTGAGGAAAGAATGAAAGTAATTATTGAAGAACTTCAGGATGCCCCCAACATCATTTTATTTATTGATGAGATTCATACAATAGTTGGGGCCGGTAATAGTTCAGGTTCATTAGATGCCTCAAATATATTTAAACCGGCACTTTCTCGTGGTGAGATACAATGTATTGGTGCGACTACTCTTGATGAATATAGGACAAACTTTGAGAAGGACGGAGCATTAGAAAGAAGATTTCAAAAAGTAATTGTAGACCCATCTACAAAAGAGGAAACTTTAGAAATTCTTAAATTAAGTAAGGAAAAATATGAAGATCACCATAAAGTAAGTTATGACGATGAAACATTATTGATATTTGTTGAGTTGGCGGATCGTTATATTACAGATCGTGAATTTCCAGATAAAGCATTTGATATTTTAGATGAGGTTGGGGCAAGAATGCAAATTGACATAAAACTACCACAAGAAATTGAGAATCTTAAAGAAGAGGCAAATAAAATTAAACAAGAAAAACTTGATGTAATTAAAAGACAAGACTACGAACAAGCCGCGGAACTTCGTGATCGCGAAAGAAACATTTTGGTTAAACTTGATGATGAAAAAAAAAAGTTTGAGGAACATTTAAGGAGTAGTAAACGAACCATTCCAGAAGAATTAATATATGAAGTGGTTTCAAATATGACTAAAATTCCAATTTCAAACATTAATGTTGATGAAAGAAATAGTTTAATAAATCTTACAAATAATTTAAGTTCAAAAGTTATTGGTCAAGAAGAAGCGGTATTGAAAATCACAAAGGCTATTCGCAGAAATAGAATGGGAATTAAAGACCCAAACAAACCAATTGGTTCATTTATTTTCTTGGGATCAACTGGTGTTGGTAAAACATATTTGGCAAAACAATTGGCAAAAGAGATATTTGGTAGTGAAGATAATATGATCCGTGTGGATATGAGTGAATACCAAGAGAAACACACTATTTCTCGTTTGATTGGTTCACCTCCAGGATATGTTGGTCACGATGAAGGTGGACAACTAACAGAACAGGTTAAAAACAAACCTTACTCTGTTGTATTGTTTGATGAGATTGAGAAAGCACACAAAGATATTTTTTCAACACTTCTTCAGTTGTTAGATGATGGTCATATCACAGATTCATTGGGTCGTAAAATCAACTTTAAAAATTGTTTAATCATTATGACTTCTAATATTGGCGTTAGAAGATTACAAGATTTTGGAACTGGAGTTGGGTTTAAAACAAACAAAAGTGAGATTGTTATGGAAGAAGAAAAACAAGAGGTTTTGAAAAAAGAATTAAAGAAGTTTTTTGCTCCTGAATTTTTAAATCGTATTGATGATGTTATTATTTTTAACTCATTAGAAAAAATACATATTGACAAAATTACAAAACTTGAAATTGACAAATTATTAAAAAGAGTTAGTGAGAAAAAATATAATTTTACATACGAACAAGATCTTGTGGATTATATATCTAAAGTAGGGTTTGATGAAACATTTGGAGCTCGTCCAATCAAAAGAGCTATTCAAGATAAAATTGAGGATTTAATTTCTGAAAAGATTTTAATGATGGAGATTGAAGAGAATAAGGATTATGTTTTAAAAGTGGAAAATGATGAGGTTTTAGTTTCTAATAAAGAAGAAAAGGCCAAAAAAACAAGAAAAAAGAAAGAATAATTTTTTATTAACATTTATTCAACTATCTTTGTGGAAACAATTTGAAATGAATCTAAATAAATTTAAGGAACTTCTTTCTGTCCCATCCAAAACTTATCAAGAAGATAAGATGGTGAAATACCTAATGGACGAATTATCACAAATGGAGGGAATTGAAGTGGTGTGTGATGACCATAAAAATATCTATGTTACAAAAGGAACATTAGATGAGGGTGAGTATTACCCAATGTTTATATCACACACCGACACGGTTCATAACCTTGTTGATGAAATCATAGTTAAAGAAGAATATCTTCTTCGTCCTTACACATTCGGAAAAGAATTTGGTGATAAACAAGTATTATGTTTAAAGGCGTACGACAAAGACAAAAACCCAACTGGTATTGGTGGTGATGATAAATGCGGTATTTATATTTGTTTAGAATTACTTCGTCAATTAGATAAAGTTAAGGTTGCATTTTTTGTGTCAGAAGAAACAGGTTGTAATGGGTCAAAAATGGTTAATACAGAGTTTTTAAACGATGTTGGTTATTGTACCCAATACGATGCACCAGGAGACCACTTAATTTCATATAGTTGTATGGGAACAGTATTGTTTGATAAAGATGGTGAATTCTTTAATATTTCATTAAGATCAATTACCAAAGGGTTTAAAAATGAAATGATGGTTCAGAGTCATCCATACACAGATATTATGATTATGAAACAAAAATCAGATTTATCCTGTATAAACATGTCTTGTGGTTATTATAATATGCACACAGCAAATGAGTTTGTTTGTATTGATGATGTTGAAAGAGCAATTGTTGCAGGAAAAAACATGGTTGATAGTTTGGGATTAAAAAAGTATGAGTTCAAAACAGAACCAGAAACAATAACTACCACAACGACTTTGTTTGATGATGAAAGCCCATTTTATGATGATGTACACCAATTATCATCTATTGATGTTATTGAAGAAAAGAATGGGTTTATAATTACAGATATTTACGATGAAAATCAATTTTACATCGATGATGAGGATGGCTATAGACTATATGAGATATTAAAAGATCGTTATCGTCTTAATTGACCAGGTTGTATTCTAAAGTCAGCTGGGTTGAATAAACTTGGTTGGGTTGCCATTGCAATTACTGAATCAACAGTAGATAACCCGTATTGTCTATCTCCAAAATAACTATTTGACCCGACAATATATTTTACTTCCAAAGTTTTGGTGTCAACTTTCTCAACTTTAATTCTTAATCCTTTTTGTCCTGGTATTTCTACACCACGATTAGAAAAAAGACCTAACTTAGTAAGTTTTTCCATTACTACTATATAGTCAGGATTAAAGTCTTCTTCAGCTTTTTCTATATACACATCAATTAGATCTTCTAATTTTTGACAAGATTCAGAGTTAAAAATATCATTATCCATAAAATAACCTTCCATCTCGTAAGGATCTGGAAGAGTGTGTCTAAATTTCTTATCTATACTTTCAAGTATCACATCAATAGCCCTTTTGTCAAATTCACCATTTTCAACATAAAGTTGGACCAAATTTCCCCAACTTATAAAATACAAACCAAAACACCATTTACCCCACTTCTCAATACCAAATTCAGAAAGTGTTTCACAGTAGGCAGTTAAGATTGCTTGTTTAGCACCTTCTTCAGTTGCATTTGCTTTTGCTGAACATATTATATCATTAGCTTCATCACCAAGACTACTAAAAAATTTATCTAAAACATCTGTTATTTCTGATTCATCGTCAATTCTTCTACCGTCTTCTGAAATACTATCCGCCAAAGAAGGTGCAATTATTTTTAACAACTCTTTTAGTTTTAAACTAGCTTGATTACAAAAGTAACCTAAAACATAACCTTCACTCCAATCATTAGTAGATCTATCAGAACATTCATATTCCCAATCATAAGAACCATGATACATTTGATCATAGTTTCGAGCATCCCACTCACCATCAGACCCGTCTTCAAAAACTTCAGGAAAAAAAAATTTTAAAAATTGATCTAAACCATCAAAGTCAAATAACAAACCATCATGTTGTACTCTAACACTATTAATATCAATCTTGTCTTCATATTTATCACTTTTGAATTCAACTTCGTCAGAAGATAACTTTCTTTTGTTTAAAAGAAGTATTTTTTGGAAGTCATCTAACTCTGAGACATCATTTTCGATAAGAAGTCTTTTTCTCATATATTTATAAATATATTGAATAATATAAATCTTTGTATTATCTTTGTATTTATAATATTACAAGTTATTTGACATATGGGGGCGTTTTTGGATTTGACAGGTATTGGCTGAGGAATAAGGGCATGTAGGGACTGAGTTAATCTCTTTAAGAACTGACTTAAGAATACAACTGGCAATGTGCTAAACAAAATGGAAACTCTTGGTTTACTAAGAGGTTCTGAAGTTACTGTAGCTTAATAAGATACGGAAACGGGGGGTCGGCAGACATATAACCTAGCAACAGAAGTCGTAGTTGTGGTGGATTACTATTGAACCCTAAATCGAATGGTAACCATTGGTTGTTGATTTACGATGGTGAAGAACAAATCAACTATTTTGGGGTATTAGAAAATACCAACCTAAACATGTAGTTCTTATCTGACAGGATAGACTGGACGAGGGTTCGAGGCCCTCCGCCTCCACAAACTAAACTCCATCTCCACAGGTGGGGTTTTTTTATGCTTTAAAATTATATTTTAGTGTTGTATGAATATTATATTTTAGTGCACAAAAAAAGGGACTAATTGTCCCTAAATGTCTTACATATGTTTTGATAAAAAAAACCTGAGATTACAGTTTTTAGTGAGAAAACTTTAGAAGGATTATTGTTTCCCTTCGTATCCACCATCTTTTGAATGGTATTTCTCAGTGACGATTGGTTAGACCAATCACTTCTTAAGATAACAGTTACTCTCTTATTACTCGACTCTCTCCGAGAATGCCTTCCCAGTTGGTCCTTGCGGGACTAGAGGTGTTTGGTAAGAATACGATCAGACTTGCGATCCTCTCGTGCAATGAACGGCTCATTACTATGTAGTCACCTTTCACTATTACCTGACGAACACTTTTGCTTTATAGTTCTTAGTTTTACTTAATTTCTGTAAAGTTTTTGTGTTGTAGATTGTAGAAGTAGTGGTCCGTCTCGGGCTTCGTCATCTTTTGAACAACAAAATACTCAACTACTCCTTGAAATGTCCCCATTCCCATATTTTAAGATTACTTCGAGATTAATCTCTTGGTAGAGATTTATCAAGGACAATGTCAGCACCACCTGTTTGTTGTCATACCTTTCGGTTTTAAGTATCCTTTAATATTGGAACCCGCAATAACAATATTGGAAATATTGGTTCTTGCATCATCCCTACGAGTTATTCCTATTAGAGTTCCCTCCTCAACAAGATGACCCACATCACCTCGTCATAAAATCACTTTTCCTACACCGTTGGCCTCGGTACTAAAGATTTTATGGTATCTCGCCTGTGTACTCGACCTCAATATTCCGAAGACTATTAAGACGCAAACCCGTTACACTTGGGGGTTCACTTTATCCTACTTTCGTAGTTTATTTTATGGACTATACACGGCCCAATATCTTTATCAGTTTCATTTCTTACTCCTGAATGGATAATCTAATTTTTCAAAGAACTTTTCAGGACTTTTCCTGATTTGTTTCACAAAGATATGACATTTATTTTGATCTGTCAAGTACTTTGTGATATTTTTTTATTTTTTTTTATTCTACAACAATTTTTTCAACATAAACTATGTAAGTGCCATAATGATTTGCTCTTATTTGTGCAAATTCAATATTTGATGACCACAATTCTTTTCCATTTGCAAAATACGCAAACATCTCAACTTCTTTTAATTCTTCACTCATAATAATTTGTTTTTATAGAGAAATGATATCATAAATATATTGTAGAGTCAACAAATCTACAAAACTTTTTTAATTAAATCTAAAATTCTTTCGGTTTCGTAATTAAATGATTCTTTAACCGCCTTAACTTCGGTTTTAGAGATTGCGGGAGGATTGATTTTTTTTGTTTTAAGTACTCTAGTAACACCTGTCCCAGTTCCCCATTTTTTCAAATCGGGACATTCTGCAATTTTAACCGCACCTTTATTACCTTTTAAACCATCAACAATACACTTATAATTTCCATTCTTCATTGTTTTAACAGTTGCGTCAATACCATCTTGTTTGGTTTTATAATTTCTAACCCCACCAACACATTTATCGTTTTTCTTACTCAAACAATTCCATAATGTTGACCCTTCTTTTGATTGTGTGGTATTGAATGGATTGTATGTTGATTTAGCTCCTTCGGCTTGCCTCCAAGCATAGAAAAATAATAAATTTTCTTTTGATATTGGTGCCCCTATATTTGATAAAACTTTGGTGTAGAATTCTTTGTCTTCACTTGATGGTTCTGTTATTTTATAATCTTTTAAATCTACGGTAACATTTGGCAAATTTTTATCAACTTCTTTATCGTCTTCTTTATCGTCTTCTTTATCGTCTTCTTTATCGTCTTCTTTATCTAATGGATCTAAAATATTTCCAACGCTTGTTGTTTCTTTCTCTCCCCTCATCATTCTTGCTAATTTGGCAAATGCACCTAAACCTAATTTTTCAATTTGGGATTCCTCTGATGGTTTTTCTTCTGTGTTAACATTAGTTGATACATCTTCAGGTTTTTCATCTTTAGGTTTTTCATCTTTAGGTTTTTCATCTTTAGGTTTTTCATCTTTAGTTGGTGGTGATGAGGATGATCCAGCTTTATTTGAAATGTGTAAATGGTTGTAGTGATTCCCTCCAGTGTTTGTATGCCACAAAACAGCCTTGTCATTACCCCTCTCGGTATTCCAAGTATATCCCATTGACACTAAAGCATCTTTTAATTTAAACCCTAAATTTCTAAATTTTGCTAACCCATTTGTTGCGTTAGTGGCTTTTCCGGAACCAACACCGTCTAATATTGAGACATCAACACCAGTACCGTTCATATGTCTACTTACATTTTTAGATTTTGTTAATCTACTATGTCCTGTTTTGGCGGTGGTTATTGTTGCAACAAGACCTACAGATTTTGCGGCAGCGTTTATATCATCTAATAACGGTTTATTTACAGAATCGTTTTGAGTCCCATCCTTATCATATTTTAAATTTGAATAATTAGTACTGTTAAGTTTAACTAAACTAAGTCCTTCATTAATGATATTTTTGTTATTTAATATATCACCATATTTTAAAATGATCTCTTTTATTATATCATTTTCTTTTATGTGATTTTTATGAAAATTATTGCTCATGCTAATAAATACTACTTAAATTAAAAACCATTCGGGTATTTCTCTATTTTTCCATTTTGCAAAATATTTTTTTGCTCCAATATAGTAGTTTCTATAAGATTCTATAACATCATCCACTTTATATTCGTCAGGCATTGCCTTTGGTGGTGTGGTGAATTCTTTGTCACAAATGTTGGGTTTATTTGTAACACACCATTCTATCACTTCTTGAGACTTGTGTCGTTTACCATAACGATATGTGTATTCTTTACAGAGTTCTAAACCAAGATCACAAAGGTATAGATAGTTAGATAAAGTTTCACGAGCCCAAATTGCACATGGGTGATTTTTGTGAGATAATTTATATGGGACTTGGTCGGTTACTTGTTCGGTCATATGATGAACACCACACAATAGTTGTGCGGTCTCAAGGATCATTTTAACAACATGTTTGTCACAGTGGTATTGTGAGCATTTTTGGGTATCAAAATCTAAAAAGAAAATATTCATACCATAAAGATATGAACTTTAATTGTATTTACAAAATTATTGTTCTAAATGTGTCATTAACACTCCACCAAGAGCGGTGGCATAAACCTGAAGATGTTTTATTGAATCTTGATCAAGTTTAGTTTTTCTTTTTGTGTAATCAAGTCCTAAAGTTCCA